ACCATCAAGATTACCACCATACGCTCTTTGATATGTAGCTGTTCCAGCACTTTCATTGTAAGCTCGTTTACAAAACATAAACTCTTTTGGATATTCTCCTAAGTCTCCAACACCATCAGTAGATGCGTCACCTGAACTTATAGATATTACCTCACCTACAATAGCCCTACCAGTCTTATCGTTATTACTAGCATCTTCAAATTTAAATCCCGTTGCAGAAGCACTTAAATTGTTTCCCATTTGAAGAGGTAAATTAGCTGCGTATTTTTGAATAGCAACTCCTCTAAAATCATGAGTTGTTGGATTTAAATAATAATTACCAGCGGAAGTATTATCATGACTGGTTGTACCAAATGCATATGAAAATGATGTTGCTACTTTTGGAGAAGATAATGAATTAGGATGTTCTTGCCATTCAGCAAATACAAGTCCAGTTGTAGCGTTAAATTGATTTCTTTGTACATATCCATACCATTTTATTATACTAGAATTTGTTTCATTAACATCGCATACTCTCACAACTCCATCAGCAATATGATATATATATTTAGCATCATCACCTTTAATTGTTGGACTAATAGCTGATATACTCCATCCATTATCTTTAGTACTATAACTTGTAGTTGCGTTATTAGACCAGACATCAATATTACCTTCGTTATCAACATCCCCAAGAGCAATCATTTTATCTCCAGTAGGTCTAATAACTTGTATTTCAGGGTCTCCACCAGAACTATCATCTGTAATGCCCCTACCTTTTAAAACAAAATAAACATCCATATCTCCAAAAGTAAGAGTTTGATTGCTATTAGTTGCTGTAGCTGCTTTACTCATTACAAAACGAGTAGAGTCAGTTATAGAAGAAATGTATGTACCAGACTGTACCCCAGTTCCAGACACAGATAAACCAGCTATAATTTGAGCATTAGCATCGTGAGTTACAGATGTACTTGTATTTGATGTATCACAGGTATTATCAGTAAATGTAGTTCCAGCGGCATCAGCAGAACTTAATGTATTAACAACATCAACTACGGTAAATACACCATCATTACTACCAGTACCACTAATTTTTAATACATCTCCTGTCTTTACAAGACTTGAGGTATATAGAGTGCTATTGGTTGAATTAGCTCCTCCAACTAATTGTAAATGTTGTTTTGTGGGTTGTGGCATTATTCTGGGTCGTACTCAGGTGCGGTTGTTGTAGTATCTCCACCAACTTGTTTTGCTACAAATTTTATATTACCAACAGCAGAACCTAATGTTAAATCATTGCTACTACCCGGATGTTTAGTATCTTCAATCGTATAGTTACTATCCCTGCTTTGGTCTGATTCAAAATAAAATAATCCATATCCACCAGAGCCAACAAGAGTAGCTGTTCTTTCTACAAAGTATTGACTTAAGTTACTAGAACCATCTGAGTCTTTAATATGACTATACAAAGCTCCGCCTGTTTTTATCTTACCCATAGAGTCAATAGACATATTTTGAATTAATGAAAATTCATTTTCTTGTAAATCTCTTGGGTCTTTTCTATTGTTAATTCCACCAGACCAATCTTTAATTGTTAGATATTGTTTAGGCATTAATCATCCAGTAATTCAAAATGAACAAGGTCGTCAAAGTTATTATCTTTAGTTGTGCGTTTCCCTTTAAACAAAGAACTAGCGTTCCAATCGCCACCCCAACGTATCTTAACATTCATCTTAGCAGCGACACCAAGAACAAACCCACCTAAATAATGGAAATCATCTCTAGCATCCCAATCTATTGGATATGGAGCAATGTCAACAGCTCTACCTTGAACGTGTTTTCCAAATTTTGTTTTACTCTTGCCTTTAGCAACTAATTCATTTTGTCTTTCTTGAGAACGTAATCCTTCAATAACTGTTATATCAAAGTATTTACAAACCTCATTTAAAACATTAACCAGTTTTACATCAACGCCTTTAAGACGTTCTCTACTTCTTTTACCAAATTTAGGCATTACTTTCTTTTCCTTTTCTTAGCAGTTTTAGCAGACCTTTTAAAAGCACCGGGTTTAGGAGCTCCCTTAGCACCGGGTTTTCTCATCTTCTCTCCACTACCAGCTTTAATACGTTTTCTTTTTGCGTGTATATTAGCATACAAGCCTTTCTTTTTTTTAGCCATTATTTACACTTCCATCTTCTACGAGCTTGCCTTATTCTAGAATTTGGATTATTTCTAGTCTTAGCAGAGCTTCTTTTTAATTGACCTTTTGACCTAGCACAATAAGACTTTCTTCTCTTAGCAGCCTTACTACCTTTTTTTACTTTACCAGTAACAGCAGTCTTTAATTTAGAACCGGGGTTTGCTTTTCTATAAGCCCTAACCCCCTTCTTTGTCATACCAGCACCCTTTTTAGTGGGTCTATAGTTACCACCTTTACTGGTAGTTCTTGCTATAGGTTTTTCTTTTCTTCTTTTGCTTCTGCGACGAGCCACTACTTAGAACCAAATACCTTTGAGAAAAAACCTTTCTTCTTCTTTTTACCTTTTTCAGATAATTTCTTACCTTTCTTCTTTTTCTTCTTTACGTCTTCCATGTTTAAAGCCATAGCATTATATGTAGGATTAGTAGTTGGCTTTACCTTTACACTATCTGCATCCATAAGCATTATTGTTAATAATATTGATAACATTTTATTTCCCCTTAAATACACCTTCTAATACATCTGTTACGACATCGACAATTTTCTCAAAAAATATTTGTTCTTTATCTTCTGAGACAAATGGTATGTCAATTTTTTTATTAATTGCTGTAGCAATACTATCTGACATCTCATCTGATGACAAATGATTCATTGCTTCTTCTTTCATTTTATCAGCTTGTTCTTCAGCTAATTTAACTAGCATTGATTTTATATCCATTACTTTACACTCCAAGTTATGATTGTTGTAATTATAGCCATTCCACCTAGCATATAATTACGCCAGTTTTCTAATGACCTTGTTCTTCCGTTAGAAAGTTTTAATTGTTCTTTAATATCAGGTAATTCTCTATGTAAAATTGCTTCTATCCTAGCTAATCTTTCTTTTACATCATATCTATATTTATCTACTGGTTCGTAATCCATTAATGTTTCCCATTTATTCTTGATAAAGAACCTTCAATTCTTGACACTTGATTATCAAGGTCGTTAATTTCTTTTGTCATAGCATCAAATTTTCTATCTAGTTTATCATCAGATTGATTCCACCTACCGATAAGTTTTATAATCATTCCTTCCATATTTTCTAAAGTCTCTGATTGGCCTCTATTTTCTGTTTTTAAATTCTCTAATGTTTCTTGTTGTTGCGCTGATTTATTACTTAATGAAACCACTAAATAAACAAACATTGCTCCCACAACACCTATCATTCCCGCTTCGCCATATACCGCCATAAAATCCATTATTTCTTCTTCTTTTTACCTAGTGCTTTTTCATACCATTTTAATTCTTCTTCCATTTCAGCAAATCTTTCTTGCTCTTCTAATATGTGTTTTTCAACTAATTCTGTAATTGTATTATTAGCGTCTAACATTCCTTTTTCTAATTCTGTAATTCTTTGAATAACTGAATAGTATGAGTAAACAAGACCAGCGATAACAACTGCTGATTGAAGTAACCATTTAATGTTAATACTAATAATAGCATTGTCATCAACTAAAGCACCTCTATAACTTCTTGCTGTATCAGGTTTACCACTCACTTAACCTCCCAGCCGCATACTGACCAACCAGAATCACACCCTGTCAATATAAATATAATTAACAACAATATTATAAGATGTCGATACTTCATAATTTACTTTATTTATTATCATGTTAAATTTGTAGCTATTCCATTTACTAATTTATGCTTACCAATTATCAATCTACCATGTCCATCACTATGTTTTTTTGCACATTCTGATACATAAAATTCTTCAATAACCTTAAAGCTATTAGATTTCTTAACTATTTCACCATCTACATCTACAAAATATGTATATGATGAAGGATAAGTCAGAGTCTCTGTAGACCCATCTGAATAAGTTTTTGTACGCTTTGCACCCGGAGTTGTGTTCCTATGAACCCTAATCCGATGACCCTGACTACACCTTCTTACAATCATTCTACTACTTCGACCTCTTCTTCAGGTTCTTCCAATGATGCTCGGAGCAAATTAATAAACGCTTCCTTACCAACCTGTAATTGGTCAGCCATAAAAGCATTAGTATTTTGTTTATTCTGTAAATCATTAATATGATTTACCATCATCTTCTGTTCGTCAGTCATATCTTCAATAACATACTCTTTGTCATCAAGATTCAAGACTGGCTTTTCTTTTTGTTCTTTAGCCATTTCGTGACTCCTTGTTAGTTAATTAAAGTTTTTTAAAATCTGCTATTACTTTTGCTAGTTCATCGCTTTCTGCTTTTGCTCTTGCAATCTCTGAATCATAACGAGCCTTTTCTCTTTCTAATTCAGATAGAGACCATTCTTGTTTTGAATCTGCCAATGCTTCACCAGTTTCAGCATCAAATTGTTTCTTAGCTAAGACAATATGAGCCTGTTTTGTTACATTATCATCGCTATCTTTTACTTCAGCAACCTTCTCA